ACCTTAAGGTGCCTATAGTCTGAATACGTTCCAATAAACGAAAGATTTGCAACATTACTACCAGATTCTGATGTAGCTATTTTTACCCAATCAGATGATAAAGCAGAAGCAGGAAGTCTCGCGTCTGGCACGGTTCCTGATGCTAAATTAGATGCATTTAAATTTGTAAGATTTTGCCCATTGCCATTTACATTTGCTCCGGCTGTAATATTTCCAGTTGCTCCAAGTTCCCCGGTAACATTTACACCAGTGTTTGTAGTTTCTAGTTTTGTACCGTTATTAAAACGAAGATTAGCTGCGCCTCCGTTAGCAAAAGTTGCTAGCGTTTCATTATCTGCATTGTTCTTAAGTTGCAATGTGTCTGCTAATACTTTAAGTGTTCCTGTAGTGTTTTGAATAGTGCTATTAGAACCATCGTGTAGAATTTTTAGATCTGCACCAGCCCCAACATTTATATCTACGTTGTCACCAAAGTTTAAATCCCCGGTCATCGTTCCACCGGCAAGTGGAAGCTTACCAGTAAACTGACTTTGTATGTCTGATGTAACGCCGTCTAGATGTTGAAACTCAGTATTGTTTACTGAACCGTCAGCAATCTTACTAGCGTCAGGTACCGGAGTATTATAACGTCTCGATTCATATGTTGCCATATTACTTCTCCGTTAATTTCCAGCCGTGCGTATTTCCTGTAAAGACCAGTGTAAATGCAGCGCCTTCTGTTGAAACTGTTCCGTTTGCTGTAGCGCCAAATACTTTTTTACCGTTTGGATTTATTGTTAATGCATTAGTATCAAAATTATCTGCAACATCTAAAAAAGCAATTTCGTCTCCAGCAAAAGGGGAAGACGGTAAAGTTAAAGTTATTGCATTACTAGAAGTATCCACAAATATTTTTTGTCCTGAATAAATATTTGCTGTAGCAGAAGTTATTGTGCTCCAGTTTGTGCCGGTGCTACCACCACCAGCTATTGTGTAAAAATCTGTTCCGTTGGTTGCAATAATAGCTCTACCGCCGGGAGATATAATGTCTGAAGTATTATTTGTTCCTATTTGAAGTTGTATAGTTCCGTTCGCAGTTCCGTCATTAATAATTGTGTATATTCTTTCATAACCATTTCCAGAATTTGCTGCTTTTTGTCTAATAACCATAGCAGCGGTATGACCATAAAAACGAATTGCTGCTTGACGCATTTCGTTGTTAGCCTCAGTCACTGGTCCATTACTATTGGTTAATTCGTATGGAGAAGAAACACCTGATAAGTTTTTTTCGTAAACATTAGAAATTGCTTCCTCAAATGTTTTACTAAATGTATCGTTAGTTGTATTACCCCAAGAGTTTGCTTGTTCTCCTGAGCCTATTAATTCCGCTTTTAAACGGGTTGAGTAAGTTGATGCCATATTATGCTACCTCTTGCCAGCTACTGCCGCCAGCTCCTGTTGTACTATCTACGTCGGTCCAAGATGAACCTCCTGTAGTTGTATCATCAACTTGGCTCCATGTAAAGACTGATAATGGATTGACTGTTATAGGTATAAGTTCACCTGTAACTGCGGCTGTAGGAGAAAGTGTGATGGATACGCTGTTTACGCTTGTGTTTAAACTCTGCCCTGTAACACTTGTCTTAAGAACACCTGTAATTGTTCCAACGCTAGTATTAACTGTATTACCTTGTGCCACAACATTAGCATTACCAATAACAGTGATTAAAGTTGATATAGAAACAACATTACCCATTCCTGCTCCGTGGACAGAACATACATAAGCTAAGCCAGAAGGAGCATCCTCAGGAACTACAAAAGTAACCTTAGCTCCTGGTTGTCCTGCAGTTCCAGTTACAGTAATTCCTGATGTATATCCAGCACCTGCACCAGTTACAAATACTAATGGGTGCCCACCGTTTGAACCATCACTTTGATCAAACGTATATGTTTTACCTTTTATTAGTGCAAGAGCAGGTTTAGCAACCCCATCAACATAAAACACATTACCTGATCCTGGATTAGCAACTGTAATTGCAAAAGTTTGATCAGCTGGTCCAACTGAAGATAAAAGAGAATTAGTTAAAATAGTTGGAGCAATTTTTGGTACAGCTGTTCCTGCAGATAAACTAGATGAAGTTCCTGTTACAGCAATAGTGTGACCTGATGATAACGAAACTGTGCCAACCGCAGAAGTAATAGAATTTCCTGTTACACTTGCTTTAACTGATTCAACTACCGTACCTAAAGTAACTCCAGCAGTATTTCCTGTTACTGCAACATTAGCATCAGCAGTTGTTGTTAACGTTCCTGCAGATAAACTAGATGAAGTTCCTGTTAATCCAACATTTGCAGAACCTGTTGCAGTAGCTGTTCCAACAGCTGAGTTAACTTGTACACCTATGATCGCTTCATGTATTCTAATTAAATTATTTGGTGTTCCTACAGATAAACTAGATGAAGTTCCTGTAACAGAGATAGTTTGTCCCACTGATAAATTTGCTGAGCCTACTGCTGAGTTTACGGCATTGCCTGCTACAGTTGGTGCAAGTTTTGTTGTTAGTGTTCCTGTGTTTGAGGTTACATTTAAACCACTTACAAAGTGAGTTTTTTGTACAGTATATGAATTACTAACAGTAGCTGTTAATGAGACTCCTGTTACGTTGACAACCGCTCTTTCCCCTGGAGTTCCTGGAGAAGCAAAAGGTGCGGCCGCAAAAGGTGCAAAACCGAATGACATTAGTTATCCTCTAAGTCTTGTACTCGAAGCTCTAACTCTTTAATTGCCTCTATTAATAGAGGGACAAGTTTTTCATACCAAACACTTTTGTATTCAGAATTGAATGGTGCTTCAGTAACTACTTCAGGTAAAACTGCTTCAACTTCTTGAGCACTAACACCTACTTGACGTTTATCGTTGTCATATCCAAACGATCTGGCTAAATCATTTTCTTTAAAATAATAACCGCCTATGGCTTTTACTTTATCTAAAGCAGAATCAATTGGTCCTTCAAAGTCTTTTAAACGCGAGTCACTGTAATACGCTGTGATGTTTGAGGTCGCTCGAATTTGGCCCGTTGGTCCTGCACCGGTTCCAACACCTAACGCTGTCATTTGATAAGATGTGTTTGTAATCGTACCACTTGGTCCTGTTGGTCCAGTTGGGCCTGTCGGTCCTGTAGGTCCTGTGCCACCACTTGGTCCTGGAGGTCCTGATGGACCAGTGCCACCTGAAGGTCCTGTCGGTCCTGTCGGTCCTGTACCACCTGAAGGTCCGTCTGGTCCTGTAGGTCCTGGAGAACCATTTGATCCATTAGATCCTGGGGGTCCAGTAGGTCCTGTCGGTCCAGTAGGTCCTGTCGGTCCAGCTAGAGCGGCGTTTGCAATAGTTGCTTTTCTAATTGCACTTGCTGATGTATCGTAAACTGCAATAAGGTCATCACTTGCAATACTTGTTTCTGCGGTGTGTGCTGATACAACATCACCTCCTACAGTTCCTGTTACAACTACACCAGCAGAAGTTGTTTCAAACTTCTTTACATCATCATAATAAATATTTACGGCTCCATTCAAATTACATTGTACGGCTGTCTCGTTAGATACACCTAAACCTAAAACTGCATCACCTCTTAAATATAATCCACCAGTTCCAACATCTTTGATAAATGAATTAGTGCCGTCATGGTAAATTTCTAAATCATTACTTGCACCAAATGTAGCTTTGACATTATCGCCATGTGCAATATTACCTGTCATCGTGCCACCTGCTTTTGGCAAGGCAGCATTTGCAGTTGTTGTTGTGGAAGTTAATACTGCGTCTCTTGTTGCAATATCAATGCCATCAACTGTTCCAGAAACAGCTACATTACCACTTACAGACACACCAGATGCAGTAGTAGAAAACTTAACTGTTCCGTTGTGACATAAATCAACAGCACCTCCATCAGTTCCACGAAGAAAATCTCCAGTTCCTCCGGCATTTGCTATTCTAACATCCGTTCCTTGTAGTCTTAAGTTTCCAGTACCAGCGTCTTTAATAACGCTGTCTGTACCATCGTGAAATATTTCTAAATCATTACTATCACCATACTGAGATTTTACATTGTCGCCATGTATAGTAGCTCCTGTCATAGTACCACCAGCTTTAGGTAAAGCTGCATTGGCGGTTGTAGTTGTAGAAGTTAAGACGGCGTCTCTTGCAGCGATATCAACGCCATCGACTGTACCTGAAACAACTATGTTTCCTGTCGTATCTGTTCCTGTGCTAGTAGTTTCGAATTTTTTTGAATTGTCATGATAAAGTTGAACAGCACCGTCAACAATAAATTTAGCGATATTTTCAGAACTGTTTTTATTAATATCAACGCCAGTACCATTACTTCTTAGTACTAATTTTCCAGTGCCTACATCACTTATGTTTGAATTTGAACCGTCATGAAAAATTTCTAAATCGTCACCAGCTCCAAAACTAGCTTTGACATTATCACCAAAACTTATTTGACCAGTCATCGTTCCACCAGTTCTAGCTAAGGCGGCATTTGCTGTAGTGGTTGTAGAAGTTAAAACTCCGTCTCTAGTTTGTATGTCAATGCCATCAACTGTGCCGGCAACTGTTACGTTACCGCTTGCATCCTCAAACACTGCTTTACTAGCAGGTTGTGTACAGAATACATTTTTTGTACCTGCGCCAAAGTTTACAGCATTGTTAGAGTTAGAACTTCTAAGAATTGTGTCACGTGAGAGTGTGTCGGGAGTTGCGTCAGTGACAGTACCAATACCTACTTCAAATTCAGATCCACCATCAAGCTCAATACAATAGTAAACAGTGTTACCATTACCGATACCAGCAACAAAAGTCGTGAAGCCTTGAGAGGCTCCAGCGAGATTTATTGTACCCGTACCTGTGCTGGTGCTAGTCTCTTTGACTCGATCATTAAGAACAAGGGCCATTTAAACTCCTTATCCTAATCTGATGATCTCTGATCCACCACCGTTTGCTGGGAATTGAATTTCAAATGTTCCGTTTGAAGCTGTAAAGTCACCACCGAACGCTAACACAACAACAGCATCATTAGTTGGTCCACTACCATCTTGTCTGTAAATTAATGCACCATTCGCAGTGAATGAAGCACTAGCCCAACTAACATTATCAAAGTCAACAAAAGCAGTAGTAGAGTTTTGACCACCAGTTACTGATGGGCTGCCACAAACTTTTCCACCTGCTGTATAAGCAGAACCAGAAGCGTTTGTTATTTCGTTAGTTGTTACATATTTTAGAGTAGTTGCACCCATAGTTGCTGAAGAAGTATAAAGCGCAATATAGTAAGTGCCACCACCGTCAAAGTCGTGATTACCTTTTAAAAGCTCTTGTTTAAAAACATTACAAACTGCTTGTGATATTGCCATAATTTTCTCCTATTAAGGGTTTTGAGAAGGAACTTTAATCCGTAAACTTCCATCTCTATATTCGTCTCTTCGTTTTTTACCCAACTGTTCTTGAGCCAGCTCTTGTACAGCTGTAGCATAAGCTTGCTCGTAAACTTGTTGATCTTGTGGTGCTTTTAAAAATTTAAAAGTCTCAACCATGCAGGCATATAATAAAGCACGTTCAGCATTGACGCTGACCCATGTAGTCGTATTACTAGAACTTAAGCCTGTAGGTTTTTTAGTAATACCAATCTCAAATTTATACACCGCATTTGGTGTAGGCGCAATAGCTATTTTACCCATATCCCAAGTCGCATAGTATCTAGGCTTAGCAGTTGAACCTACTTCTGGGGTTGGATAGTATTCATTTAAAAAATCAACATCTACTCTTACAAGCTCAGATCTTTCTTTCGTACCTGAGTTAGTATAAAGAGTCACATATCTGATTGTTGCAATATCACTAATTGTAGGTGTAGTAGCAGAAGTAGTTTGTCCCGGTAAACTTACAAATCTGTTATTAGCAGCTGTATTACCGCTGATGTATTCTTTAAAACAATCTAATTCTATATTTCTAAATATTTTGTCTTCTGCATTTGCAATAATATCATTAATAATAGTTGTAGTTAAAACAGCACTATCTGTCTCTGAATAATCTCTAATTTGTGTTACTAATTCTGCGTATGTGGTCATGGTAATAATGTAACAGGTCCTACTGATTTTCCTGTCCCTCCAAAGTTTCTTATACCACCACTTTCATAATATTTAAAGGCTTTACCTCCAGCATTTACAAATTGATTAACATAATCTGTTCTATCATCAATTAGTAGTTTGTTAGGGCCTCCGTAAACTCCTTTATTAAAGTTTGCTGCGGCTGTAAAAGTTGCTGGAGCCCTGCCTACACCTGATCCAGGAGTACCAAAATTTGTAGTTACCCAAGATAGTTTTGCTGCGTTACCAGTTGTGCCGGCATCTGTAGTTAATACATCCCAACTACCATTTTTAGCAATTACTAGATCAACTAATGCGTCAGCTTCTGCTCTTTTATCTAAAGCTGCAAACCAACCAGGAGTACCAGGAATAGATGCAATAGCTGCTAGTTCATCAGCTGGAGTCATGTCGTACCATTCACCAAGAGGAAGTTGTCCGACAGACTGTAGGTAAGAAGCAACTTTTTGATAGTACTCTGTTTGCACTCCGTCCATGTCTACATAAACAGTTGTAGTTCCTGGAACACAGTTGTCAGTTAAAAACTGTTCTACTAAATCATTAGGACTAAAAGTATAATTATTGTCATCAACTTTTGTAACCAAGTGTCCTCTAGCATCATTTATATTATCTGCATCGACTCTAGCCACTTGTGGATAGTCTGGAAAGTGTGGGTCTGCTCCTCTAAATCTAACGCGGTCCCCGGTGCTATATCCGTGCGCCGGTTGATTTACTGTAACTAAAATAGAATCTACCGGTCCTGCTGCCATAGAATCCTCTGCTAAAAGATGTGCTACAGGTGGTTCTGTTCTAGCAGGTCTTGCATTTTGTAAACCTTGAGCATCACCATAATGAGCTCTTGGTTCTAGTTGTGGATGTTTTGATTCAAACTCTGACCTATGTACAAAAGAACCATTCCATTCTTTTACCATTTCATTATATGGAAACTCCATACCGCTTCGGTCTGAAATAGCTTTAGCGTATTTACCTGATGCAAACTTAGACATCTGGGTAATATGCTTTTGGTGTTATGAAAGTACTTGTTGAAGAACCATCTTCAACTAATGCACGATTTAATTCATCTTCGTACAACATTTTTAATTGTTGAGTAACTTGTGGATTTACTTTTTGAGATAAATAGTATGCAAGCCCTGAAGTCATACAAGGAACAAATCTATAAGGAACATCAGCATTGTTGCTGTATCCGCCTACGTCTTGAATACGTTTAATATAGTACATTGTAATATGGTTTGCAGCCGCTGTAGCGTCCGGAGTTGGGTAAAAACTAATTGTAGTATTATCTATAAATCTTTGAACGTAGTATTGTGTAGGTTGAGCTTTATTAAGTTTATTAGATAAACTTTGATATGTACTTCTGTCTATTTTTGTTAAAGAAGAGTCCGATTGACTGGTTGTAGCCCTATTAGTTCTATAGGCAGCTTCTAAAACATCATCTACACCATAAACGCCATTAGGGATAGACGTAGCACTTGTGCCATCAGCAGAGTTTCTAAAAAACTTATATTCAGCTTGTCCTTCAACAAGATCAATTTCAAGATTACCTAGCTCCCAATAATGCAAACCTCTATTGGCCCACTCTTGAAACATTATGTTTAAAGAACGTCTTGCTGATTTTAATTGATATCCACTAACACTGTCGAGGCCTACGCGATTGTAAGCCTCTTCAATAATATCATCAATTAAGAAACCACTCTCAAAATTAGTAGTACCTGATGTTGCCATCTAACCTCCTAGTTAAATGTTACAGTAACGCCTGGAGTAGCTGTTAAATCTAAAAAACAACCTGTTTTAAATCTTATACCACTTCCAGGAATAAAAACACTTAGTCCTTCCGTGCCAAATTTAAAAGTGTGAGCTGTTCCTGCTGCAGAAGTATTGTCATACAATACAACAGCTGCGTTTGCTACGCCTTCTGCTTGAATAGATGTAACTCTACAAGGGCCAGTAACTAACTGTCCATCAGCCGTTGCGTGAGCTGTCCTTTGATCTGATGTAAATGATCCGCCACCTGACATAATATAATCTCCTTAAAATATGTGGGGCCGAAGCCCCACATTAATTATTTATTAACCTAAGTTGTTATTCTGTGCGTACAGAATTGTAACTCTAGTTGATCCGGCATTCGTAGCCGCTGAAGCAGTTATAGTTAACTTAATATCAGCAGAACCTGTATCAGACCAAGCTAATGCACCACCAGCTTCTGTTGTTGGTCTTTTTCTACCAACAGCTGTACCTAGTGCAAAAGTGTTAAGTATTGATGTAGCTCCACCTACAGTGTCACCAATACTTAAATTGGTTGCACCTGATGCAGCAACAACAGAATCTATAATACAGTCTATAATTTGTGAATTTGCTGGAATAACCATGTTAGTTGCTCCTGCAGCAATTGCACCACCTGATAAATCAATCAAGTGTGTTTGAGACATTACTACTTGTCCTGTGTTTTTTACGTCTTTACCGAGAGTAGACCCGGTAGTTTCTTTAATTGTTCCAGCCTTAATCGGTCCGGAAAAAGTTGTTGAAGCCATGATTTAATCCTCCTAGTTGTGTTTAATGTAGTCTCTAGGCCGTCGCCTGCGCGCGTCTACATTAGTTTTTTATCGCAGATTAGCGAGTATACGCTTTTTAAATACTTTATGCAAATAAAAAGGGGCGCCGAAGCGCCCCTTAAAATGGTTTATAACCTTACTGATTATACACCTGGAGATCCGAAGATACCTCTAGGATCAGAGAAGCCGAAGCTGTATCTTTCCCTAGCTTTATATCTAACGTTACCAGTTTCAAAATCGCCTTCCATGGCAGTTTTGATTGGTGCACGAACCATGTGTTTCATTCCGTTAGGAACGTCTGTCTTAATGAAGAAAGACTCTGAATCAGCTAGGAAGTTATTTACCACAAATCCTTGTGGAATCATTCCCATTGATTTCATAGCATTCAAATCATTATCAGCAGTACCAACTCTGTTGGCAGATTTCATGATTCTTTCAGCTGCAAATTGCTGAGCTGGGTGAATGATTAGTTTCATTCCCTTAGCAGCAATTTTTAGTCCACGCTCGTCTGTCATTTTAGCAATGTCAATTAAAGACTGCTCTAATGAAGTTTCAGATAAGTCAGCAGCTGTTGCTAACTCATTTGCAAACGTTCCAGCGATTGTTGGGTGGTTAGTTGCACAAAGTGCAACACCGTCACCACCTGTAGAAGTAGTGAAAGCTCCATCTAAAATCGCAGCAGCTTTAAGTTGCTTAGTTTGAGCCATAGATCTAGCTAGTGCTTTCGTATAACGAGTTGAAATCTTATCATACAAGTTATCTTCAACAGCTTCCTCAGTGATAGAGAAAGCGAGAGCGATTGTCTCATGTTGATATCTTGCAGTGTAAGTTTCCTGCGCGCTATCGTAAACCACTGCTGCGCCTTCTGACTTAACGGCAGCTTTGTCGAAACCTGATAACATTACTTCTTCTTCGAATGCTCGATCAGAATTTTCTGTATCATAAATTTCAGCGTGTTGGTTTTCGTAGTTTTTGTACTCAAGTCCAAATAATGCATTTAGACCTGGCTCTAGCTCTTTTGCTAGTTGTTGTCTTGATATAGCCATGTGTTACCTCCTGCTATTATTTGTATTTGTGTTCGTTAATCAAAACATTATAAACAACATTAGCGCCGTTAGTTCCGACTGTATCTCGGCCTTCTTTTTTAGAAAAGCCTACGATTCTTAAGTTGTTTCCAGTTCCAATATCACTTGAATCTAGTTCTGATTTACTTACACCTGTTATTGTTGAACCAGCAACCACAGATAAGTCAGCGTGATTTGATATATCGGTTTGGGCTGAAGCGCCGTCACCTTGTACTTCGAACATTTGATATGGATCGTCGTACACGAAAACTTCTGCTAGTTGAGAAGCTGGTCTTGTGTTTTTAAAAGTTGGTTTACCATTAGAATCCGTAAACGAAGATCCCCAAAAAACACCTATAGCATTAGTAGCGTCTGTGCCACCACCGTTTGCTGCAAAAAGCTGTACATCACCTTCAGCTTCGTCGATTTTTACGACATCGCCTTGTGAGATGATAGTAGCATAGTTTGCAAATGCTGTATAAGAGTTCATTGCCGGATCAGTTCCGCCGCCGATTTTT